TCCTCCGAAGGCCGTCAAGTATCCTCGTGGCGGATTCACCATCGGTATGGCGATCGCCCTCAACCCTCATGTCTGCCCGCTCACGATTCGCACCAACGTCGATAAGTCCATCGCGGGCAAGACGCTCGTGAAGCTCTCCGACACCACGGAAACCGGTAAGGTTGGTCGCCCTTCGTTCCGCTACATGACCAAGGCGGCCTACGACGCGACCCGGAACGCGGCGAAGAACCTCAAGGTTCGCAAGGTTGCTACGCCCGTTGTCGCCACGACTCCGGTGCTCGTCGCTCCTGAAGCCGTCGCGGTGTAATTCCAAGGGGATACATCCGATAGAGGGGACATCAAAGGAATGGTGTTCCTTCTTTTCTCTTGACATATATAAAAATTCTGATACCTTTTGATATGCGAAAAGTTTACGTCACATTGACGGTCAATCTGATTCTGAACGCTGATTCCGATCTTGACATTTCGGAATATTTGGATAATTCAGAATTGGCATTGACGTGTTCATCCGGTCGATTTAATGGAAAGGCCGACGTTCAAGACTTGACAATTGAGAACGTTGAAGTTACCGATTCAAAGTGATACCATTGTGAACATTAATATAAGATATCCAACAAAAGATCCCCGTTGGAATTACACCTTTCTCACTAACAGGTATTCCACGGAGGCATCGGATTTTAAAGGTCAACCATTGACTGACCCTTGGAAACGTTCATTTCCTGCCGGACGTGGAAGAGAATTACGAAATCACGAAGAGAACGAAGTCGAAGGATGGGTTTACAATACAACTGTAGCTGGCGTGGAAGTCGAGTGTGTAGTCTTCAACGATTAAAATTTGACAAGATTAAATAGTAGAGTATATTCTCATACTAAATGAACACCTCTGGTTTACTCGGTCCTCAACAACCTCACGCAATCAAACTGATTAACAGTCTGTACCTCAATGGTATTGCTGCTGATTTGAGTGATACCGGCGTTGGAAAGACTCACGTAGCGGCTTGTATCGCTCGTGGAATGAATTGTCCAATCGTCGTTATCTGCCCGAAAATGGTTGCTCCTGATTGGGAGTCAACACTCGCTCACTACGGAGTCAAGGCTTCAGTCATCATCAATTACGAAAAGCTTTGCCGTGGAAATACAAAGTTTCTGAAATACAAAAAGCCAAAGGCTGGTTCTGTTCACGTATATTCGACGAATAAGAAAAAAGAGATTGAGAAATTTCTTACGGCGCACATTCGATTTCCATCCGGCACCTTGGTCATCTTGGATGAATCTCATAAGTGCAAAGGTCAAACGAGTCTTAACTCGGGCCTGATGATTGCATTGAAACGTCAAGGTTATCGTGTTCTGTTGTTGTCGGCCACACAAGCAACCAATCCCCTTGAGATGAAGGCATTTGGTTACACTGTCAACCTTCACAAACTGGAAGACTTCAAAGATTTTTGTATCGATTACGGTGCTCAATGGGTAGGTAAGTGGGGCGCTCAGTATTTCGACAACGAAGACAAAGAGGCACAGGCGAAAATGAAACTGTGTCATCATAACTTGTTCAACGTTCAGAAGATTGCTTCTCGACTCACTAGGGAAGACATGGGTGATTTGTTTCCTGAGAATCAAATCGTTGTCAAGGCATACGCAATGCAAGGTTCCGATCAGATTCAATCGAAATACGATTGGATGGAAAATGAGATTTCCAGATTGCAGGAACAGACTGATAACTACGCTCAACATATCCTTGCTATCATTATCAAAGCCCGTCGTGAGATTGAATTGCTCAAGGTTCCTACCATCATCGAAATGATTGAGGATCTTTTTGATGAAGGCAAATCCATTGGAGTGTTTGTCAATTTCACCGATACGGTGGAACTGATTGCTCGTCGTCTTAATTCTAATAAGAAGTTCAAAGGTAAGGTTGGACTTGTGTTCGGTGGGCAATCCGTGAAGGATAGAATTCAGGACGTTGCTGACTTCAACGCAGACAAGAAACGTATTATCGTTGCTAACATCGCCGCTGGTGGCCAGTCGATTAATATGCACGACGTGACGGGGAAACATCCTCGGGCAACTATCATTAATCCGAATTATTCTGCTATCCAACTGTTGCAGACTCTCGGCCGAATTCATCGTCAAGGTGGAAAGAGTAAGTGTTATCAAAGAATTCTTTTCGCCGCAGGGACTAGGGAAGAGTCTATTTGTTGCCGGTTGAATTCTAAAATAACCAACCTTAGCATTCTGAACGACGGCGACTTGGTTGAAGGAATGAAGTTTTTCCAATTCCTCCGTGGAAGAAGCATATAAGAATTGGTTGTTAGATATAACAAATTGATTGTTTATTTTTATAGGTTCATGGTCCTTACGATGAGTAAGGATGAACTTATAAAATATATCTCCGACAAGATTTCGGAACAGTTCAACTATGCTCGTAATGAACATGTCAATTTTCTTGTGGATGACTTGGGAAAGGTAGGCATCAATGAGCTTCCTGTCTTCTCTGATATCAATGATATGATTGAGAAGACAAATTCTATTCATGGAACGGCCGAAGAATTTGTCTATAGGCATATAAAGAGTCCGCAAATCGGTCGTGGCGAAGTGTGGTGCACGTTGACGCTTCCTATAGCTAAGAAAGCTTCCAAGGCCAATAAGTGTGACATTATTATCGGAACCAATCGAATTGAATTCAAAGAACAGGTTGGAGGCGACTTGAGGTTTCATAATAATAACAGAACGATTGAGTTGTTGACCAACCTTAGAAAGAATTTGTATATCCTTGACCGTGGATTTTCTAAATACCATTCTTCCCACGAATTAACAAATGAGTGGAATACGATAGGCATCATGGATAGGCCAAATGAATTGAGTGAAGGAAAATTAAAAAAGCTTGAATCATTCTTTCTGAAGTTACGAGACAAGTCAAATGACTTTGCTTTAGATAAATGGATGATGGACACAATTCTTCTGGAACAATTCTCATTCGATTCTTTTGCTTATTCAATGCGTAAATCTGTTTTGGAAAACTATGACAATATAGTAATTGTGTGTAATGGCAAATATTATCTTGTAAATTCTACCAATTCAGACTTGATTGTTTTTAAAAGAATTAGTGTTGGACAACCTAAGTTTGTCTTGACAATTAAAAAGAATGATGTATCTTCCACACAGAATGACACCGATACAATTGATAGTGGTTCACCAAAACTCGATGAGTAATTCTGGTCCCGATGCAAAACGGGATGTCTTTGACTTTCTTGATGTCGAGAACCTTTTGGCGGTCAAAGATCAGATTCGATCCATTCTTGTTGGTTTAAAACACGGTGGACATGTTCTTGCCAAACACAGTGGAAAGATGTATGTTTGTGAACTCAACAATATCGACCCCGAGAAGGATTACGATAGGCATGAAGTGACATACCATCCTCATCAATCAATTTTCACAATTTAGTGGGTGTGTAGCTCAAAGGCAGAGCCGAGTGCATTGCAGGTTCGAGTCCTGTCACATCCACTTTTAATGTTATGAAAGACCTAACCAGATTAGAACGGCGAAAGAAACGCAAGGCTGATAGAAATCGCCGGCGTTTTGAAGAAAGCAGTGCAACCAAGTCTTGTGACTTAGGTTGTGGTGGTCGAATGACGTGGTGTAACTGTTGTGAAATGTATTCAAACAATTGCTGCGTCGATTGGGGAACTTGCCAATGTTCCTGATTGTGATACACTATTTATACAGTAATGCACTCGTGGCGCAATTGGATAGCGCAAACGGTTTCTACCCGTAAGGTTGGGGGTTCGAGTCCCTCCGGGTGCACCAGCTTTTGGTCTTGTAGCTCAATGGTAGAGCAGCGGACTTTTAATCCGTTGGTTGTGAGTTCGAGTCTCACCGGGACCACCATTTTCTCTTGACAAATATAAAAAGTCAAGTAAACTATCTTCAATGAAACTATTCACTCTCCTCTACGGTAAGTCAAAGAAAAGAATGCATCCAATTATGACGGATGAAATTCACAAGTGCGAAAACTATCTGGACGCAAGGGGCGATCGCATGGGTGGTGGATGGCACAAGATTGTTCCTGCTGTGGCCGGTGACAACGTATGGCGTCAAAAGTCTGCCACAGTCGGAGGCAATCGTTGTGAGAGTGTTCAACGTATTGGTCATGGACCAAGCGGTTATATCTCTAAACACGGATTTCAACAACACACTTGATTTATGGAATACATTAAAGACAGAACAGGCCATATCATCGGAAGGGATGACGGCAAAATCCTGCGTGATGGAACCGGTAGAATCCTCGCTAAGTATTCTGAATCGGACAATACCACTCGGGACCGTCAAGGCAACATCGTTGGTAAGGGCGATCAAAGAAAAAGATTGTTACCAAAGACTTGACGTTTTTATATCTTGTGGTATAGTTATTTATCGGTGACGACGATACGGAAGTTGAAAGCGAAAATGGAAGGTCGGAGTTGCCGATTTATAAGAAAAATGGTATAATAAGCAGGCGGTGGTGTATCCGCCTTTAAGTTTGGGTTAATAAAAAATCGGTAGCCGTCTCAAACTTATAAAGTAAATATCGGAGCAGATGGCGGACCTGTGGCCAGTAGCCTATGGTAACTAACGTAGCCAGTAGAAGCTAAGATGATTATTTCACAAACACCGCGCTTTTTTAGGGCATAGAACTGTCGAGACTTTGGCAAGTGTCAATTGATGTAGAAATACATTGTTCTCGGAAGCCTGTTAGTCACGGGAATAATACCCCGGAGGTCGTTTCAGGTGCTCTAAGTGATTGGCGTGACGATTCGCCGCAAAACTCGTTCGGTTGTGATACTCATGGTAAATTGAGCCGTAACGTTCTAGAGCGTTAGTAAGTCACTGTTTTCCCTGAGCGGTGGGCAGCTTGGTGTTAAGAAGCTGAAAGCCACAGTCAGCCGATGGTAAATTGAATTGTTATCACCGCCATCGAACTTGACAACAGAGCAATTGGTGATATAATAATTAGTATAGAAGATGGTTCGCGGATGAACCACCAGACCGAATAGGAATCTGGTTCGGCCTAAGAAGCCGAGAACAAAAACCGCCTTGAATTTTGTGGAGTCTCCCGCTGATGGAGACTTAAAAGAGAGACGAGACACTATATGATGTCAGCTCTTGAATCCATAATTGAATTTCGTTAGTTCACGACGGGCGAGTAATGTCTAATCTGTGTGGGGTGATGTAGCCACACTTTAGAACTAACAATCAATTGCGGTGTGGAGAAGCTTGGCCTATCTCGTCGTGCTCATAACGCGAAGAACATTGGTTCGAATCCAATCGCCGCTACCATTTATTACTCGAAACTTTTTTGGTGTTTTGAGTTCCAAGTAGAATACATATTTGCGTATGAAAATATGCACAAAATGTAATATAGAAAAACCAGAATCTTCTTTCTATTTCAAAAACAAGGAACAGAATATCCACAAATCAAAATGTATAGATTGTTGTATGGTCTATGCTAAACACCATTACAAAATAAATAAACCCATTTACCTAAAGAGGGCAAAAACTTTTAATAAAAATCAAACGGTATTAAACCGGCAAAAAATGATTGAATTTTTAAAAAGTAAATCTTGTCTTGATTGTAAGACACAAGATTATAGAGTATTAGAATTTGATCACAAAAATGGCAAGGATAAAAAGACTAATGTTTCTAATATGATTTGTAGATATAGTTGGGAAACTATAATGGAAGAAATAAGTAAATGTGATATTCGATGTGCAAACTGTCATAGAATCAAAACTGGAATACAATTTAATTGGTTCAAGAGTTGACAAATGTTTGTGGTGTGGTATAATTATAATGTTGATGAAAGATGAAAGTCAATTATTGACATTTCTTAGCGATTAAAAGAACGTAGGTCCGGCGTAAAACGTCCGGTGTCTCGACGGAGACAGGCTTCTGCAGAGGCCGTTGGATCGTAATTCAACAAAGGAGATGGCACCCTCCTGCTAAGAATTTATTTTATTTGACATTTCTCGAAAGTCGAGTATAGTTATTTACGGTCATTGTGGCCCTGTCGAATAATGGCTAATTCGGTAGGCTTTCATCCTACAGATCGCGGGTTCAATTCCCCGCAGGGCTACCATTTCTTTAGTGCGAATTTGGTGAAAGGAGAATCACGGGCTCTTTCCAGAGTCAGGTCCGGTGAGCATTGCCCGGAATTCGCTCCATTTAACTCATGGTCCATGTGACCAAAGAGCTCCGGATGTCTTTCGAGATGTCCGGCATTTTTTTATTGACCCTCTCTATGGAGGGAGTACCCCTACCAGAATTTATTTCTTGTGAAAACAATGCCCCCGTACGGGGAGAGGGTACCACCAGCAGAAGATTTACAGGAAGACTACCTTACCAGTGACTTCATCCTTGGGAAGAAACATCACGTCACTGGTCATTTTTGATACGGAGAATTTTTTATAAAGGTGGTTGAGGCGGAGGAGGTCTTCGCGAATTTCGTATCCACACAAATACCTTGGACTGTAATCTGTGACATTAACAATACGTCTCTTGGCATCACCTGTCTTGCTATCAGGATACCAAAATGCAACGATTGGATGTTCGGTCTTTGGAGTCATTGAGGCAGTCAAACGTCGTAATGTCTCCAATGTTATCTTGGCTGTATCACCCTTGAAAAGAATTATCTTTACCGTGTTTTCTTCAAGGTCAGCAATGAACTTCACTCCATTATCTTCAACGATTAATTCATTTTTGGGTGAAGGAGGAGCTTCACAGAATTCCACGATTTCAGTGAGGTTAGATTCCGTCAACCTCCGACATTCGTAAGCATTCTTTTTCTGAAACACCCCATCATCCCATGTTAAAATCTTGTTTTTAACATTCAAGAGAATCGTTAAGTCTTTGCTTCCATTGTTGAAATTCAAAATAACATTGTTGGATTCTGCGGTCCGGGCCCACTCGTAACCAAGCCCAAGAAGGGCATACTGCAATGGATTAACGTTGCGCCTAACTTCCATGTTTGAATTCTCAATGAGAATTGCAACGGTTTCATTTTTTGTACTCATAAATTTTTCTTCGCCTTAACAATAGACTATAAAAAGTCTTTTGGCAAGTCCCTATATGGGCCGGGTTTCTGGTGGGGTACCCCCGCGTCAATTGTTTCGTTCGCAGTATTCCTCCGCCTTGCCAATAAGGTCCCTGAATTCAGATGGAGTAAGTTTATATTGTTCACGAAAGAATTTTTCATCGCAATGACGATACGCTCGTAAGTTTGCAACGATTGCTAGAAATGGATCAATGAATCGAAACACGTGCGATTCAGTTTCCCAGTTATAGCAACCAGCGAGTGTTTGTTTTGTCATAGAATTTTATATGATAATCGATTTTTGGAGAATGTCAAGCAGCTTCTGCGCTGACACTCTTTGCCCCTACGACGGGAGGGGTAGTACCCCTAGCCTTTGTTTTGGCAATACCACCATACGACTTTTTAATCTTTTCTTTCTTGTGAACATCGTATGTTCCACCGTAGCCACCCTTGCCGGCCTTGCGTAGAAGTCGAAGGGCAAGGTTTGACTCCGTTCCAGCAGGTTGAGTCCCATGAAGTAACAGAGCGAAGCTAGGCCCGTTTTTATACGCGTGGCTATCGTCGTGATCGATTTCCAAGCCAAGAGTCTTGGCTTCATCTTCCGTATAAACTACCTTTGCGTAACGCAAATTGTGTTGTGCTATGAGGCTGTCAAATTTTCCACCAAACGAGGCAGTTAGAATAAGATTCGAGGGAATGTTATTCAAACGAGCCACCCAGAAGGGAAGAGACTTTGTGTAGGCATACAGAAGAAAATGTGGCCGGGCCTTTGCCACCGCCACCCAGGCATCGAAGTAGGATTGATTGAAAAAGTCGCCGCTAACATGAATCCGTACGACCACCTGAAATGGCGATTGAGGAAGGGAAGCTAGAATGAGATCGGTCATTCCCTGCGACGATCCAGCCGCCCTCAAAAGTTCAAAGTTATTCCATCGTGAATTGCGGACGTTACGGAATAGGCATTCCTGACTGGCGGAGAAACATCGGAATTGGCAATTTGGCCCGTCTGTTATCTTTCCGCTGTCACGATTTGCCTTTGACAAGCAAGCATCGGCGCCAGGACAAGTGTATCCGGATGGAAGGGAAAGGGTTTGAATGAATCCGTCAAGCTTAGCGTTACCCTTTCCAAATGAGAGAGTTGTATTCATTGGATTATTATATCACGATGCGAGTGATTGTCAAATACTATTCACCACCAAAAAATTCTTCCATCGGAGTACCGTGTTCGTAATCTTCATCCATGCCCATACCAGCAGAAGCCAGAGTCATTGAATCGGCTTCCACGTCGCTCAGGTTGTCGCCGTCGCTGAAGTCGCTGGCCTGGTCATCCAAGCAACAATCTTCTTCAGGAATGTCAACCTCAAAACGGGCTTCCATCATTGAGTCAAGGTGAGAATCTTCGTTCATGTTCATGACGTAAATTATCACAAAGAAATTGTTTGTCAAATGATTCTTTTAACAAATTACGGTAACGTTAAAGTTTTGGGGGTACCCCTGGTCCCCTATCCTCGGTTCGTCACCTGTTGCCCTAATATAACATTTCAATATAAAAAGTCAAGAAGAAAAAGACAGAGATATTTATGTTCAAATGAAACTACAAAACCTTAATAACGGAGACATATTTGAGACAACGGAAGATCCTCGTGTTCTCGAATCTAAATTGATTTTAGCAAAAAATCTTTTAGTAAATATTGCCACAAATGAACCAGCTCTATTGATTAAATACAATGAGTTGAATTCAAGGTTGGCCGATGATACAAAAGAAAAACAAGATGCGGCTGACGCAATCGTGGCGGCGCAGGTTAAGGCTCAGAAGAGGATTGATGCTCTTGCTAAGTTGAGTGTAGAGGATAAACAGATTTTGGGCCTCGTATAAAAAAGAAGCCCCCGACCATCATGGCCGGGGGGAAGACCGAACTAACTGATTTCAGGCAGCGACCGGCACCGGAGTAGAATCAATCTTCGCCGGAACGTTCTTGAACGAGGCCAGGCGATTCATAATCTTGCTGACGGTGTTGTTGTTCATCGTCACCTTACGAGCCTTCAGGCGACGAATGGACGACATGGCGAGGGTGATTACGGTAGGCTTGAAGGCGGACTCTTCCTTCTCCGTGATGAACGTCTTCATCTTCGTCACTTCCTCGGCGGACATCTTCACGCCGTTCAAGTAGAATTCGTTCTTCCCGAGAGTGCGGTGAGGGAAGTACTGAAGATAGAACTTCGTCGTATCAGTCTTGTGAACACAGAGGGCGAGGCTCTTGCCGTCATCCGTCAGCTCGTGAACATACCACGTCGCACCAGCAACGTATTCCGTCTTGACGCCGTTGATTTCAGTAAGGTTGCGCTGACAAGCAGCGACGTAGTTGATGTTGACCAATCCATTGCGGGAGGAACGTTTGACGGCGCCCACGTAGGGATTGGCAGTCTTGCGCATCTTGACTTCGGTTTCGGTAATCATCGAAACGAATTGGCATTCGGTACCGATGGAACGGATGAAACCGGCGAGTTCGTTTTGGTTTCGGATAGTTACTGTTACGTTGTTTTTCATATTGTGAATCAATTTACACTATAAACTTTGTTTGTCAAATCTTTTTTATATGTTCGCAACAATCACACTTGCAACGGTTTCGACGATATTTGATTTTCAGAAGGGTGAGAACACCACCGATGAGCGTGGCAAGAGGAGCCCACAGCAGGATACAAAGGCCACCGTCTAATGCACAGGCAATCATGGTTTAACCTACACCATTTATTTTAAGTGTCAAGTGACTTTTTATACTGACTATAACGTTAAAGTTTTAACCGTCTCGTAGTATCTACCTTCCGCCTTTGTTCGGCTCACCACTTATTTTAACAGAAAAATAAAAGAAGTCAAGAGAAATCCTTTCCTCTTGACGTTTAGTGTGTTGTGTGAATCTCAGAAGGGAATATCGTCGTTGGCGGAAACCGGTTCATCACGAACGATTGGAGGATGAGGCAAAACTTCATAATGACCATCCCCGAGTTGAGCTTCGGTGGCCATATCGTTCAAAACGGGCCCGACAGCCGATTCATAATCGTGACCAACGGATACAATTGAAACATCTTGGCCGAGGATGCCATCCGTGATTCGACAATAAACCGGATTACAAAAGAGAACAACCGTTTTACCTTCGGCAACCAGGGCCATGGCTTTTTTACGTTCATTCTTGATTGGAGTGGTCATCCGAGCCCAAGCATGAGCCCGTTGAAACTCATTAGCGTAACCATCGTTTTCGGATTCAAGTTCTTGACGTTCGAGTTCGTTATTAATCATACGAACAGTTTACTATAATTTATAGTATTGTCAAGAATCAATTACATTTTTCGGTGTGTCTCCACTCGACTCTTGTAACTGTTCTGTTGTGGAGGTATCCTTGCAATGGAAACATCGCCACGTTGCGCCAGAAGTCCAATAGGCCGCTGTATCTCTGGTGTGAATGTAACCAAGACGGCCACAAGTCGGACACTTCACGTCGTATGCAATCGGCAACCTCATGCCTTTTTCTTGTCTTGCTGTTGAGGCTGCGTCTGAGCTTTCAAACGGGCAACCTGCCTCTTACTCTCGCCCCTTCGACCGGAAAGACTGTTCAACTTCTCTTGAGTAGAGAGGGAATCCCAGGCGGCCAGGCGGTCATCGGCATCATACTGGCGCCGTTGACGTTTCTGCTTGAGAACGTTGCTGGAGTATCCGTTGGTTTTCTTCTTGGAGTTTGATGGTGTTTCGAGATCTTTCATTGAGTTATTATACTTTGTCGTTATCGATTTGTCAAGCGGCTTGTGAAATTAAATTACAACCAAGAAGAGCGATCGGGTGGCGACACTTCCGACAAGTATATCGGCGACCCTTTTGGATTTTGATGTGGATGTTCATCGTGAAGGTGAATTTCTGACAACTACACGCGTAGATAAAAGGGCGAAGAACCTTTCGAGTCTTGACACCTTCAAGGCTGTATTCATGACAACGGGTGACTTTGACGCCGATGGAGCTCAAGGCATACATGATGTTTTTCCACAATCGGTTGTGACCTTTTCCAGCCATGCCATACACTTGATATGCGATACAGTGAGCGATTTCGTGAGGAATCGTTTGGTTGATCATGTCTTCACAGTGATTCTTGAAGAAGTCAGAATTAAATTCCATCTTGGCAAGAGAATAATAGGCCAATCCACCTTTCCGCCCCATTTGTCGGAACGAATATGAAGGAATGGTCATGACGACGTGAGGATAACGAGATTGGAGAATCGTCATCACTTCGAGAATCTTGTCCTCGACGCGTTTGATAATGTCGGCAGATACGGTGTTATTCATAACACAATATACAGGAATGGAAGTTGAAGTCAAATGATTTTACAAAGAAACCAAAACCTTTCCGTTCTTGATGGCATCCAAAACCGTGTCAAGAGCCGGCTGATATTTCGAGTCTGTTGTGAACGTGATTTCTGTATCTGAGTTGTCGAACATAACACGGTCAAGAGCTGCCGAAAACCTCGCCACGTCTGTCTGGAACGCATTGGCAGTGTAGTGGTAGTGATTTAATCCGTTCGTTCCATCTTTTCTAATCGTGTCGGCCCGGATGAATCCGTCACGAATTGTTACGTGTATGTTCATAATTTTTAATCTAAATATCCAATATAATCATGGTGGCATTTGATAAGTCTGAAGTTCAGGCAGACAACGAAAAACAGTTCCACTGTCATCCTTTACAAAATGTTTGTGATGATGCCCGAAAATCCAAAGCTTCGGCCTGTGAATGTCAAGCAACGATTGTAATCCCATTCGAGTAAAGGAACGGTCATGAATCAAAAAGTATCCTTCACAGATTGATTGTGGGCAATCGTGAGTTACGACGATTTCCGGCTTTGTCTTTTCGTAAAGAGCAATTGCATCGTTGAATTGTTGATGAGTCAATTCCTCATTCCTCCACCAGTCACGCCCTTCAATTCGTTGATCCTTGTCGATGGAATCTGCACCAGCAACAAAGAAAATGTTTTCAAAAACTCCAAAGTCACCAAGACATTGAGGATGGGCATTACACAATTCAGGACTATCATGGTTTCCACGAAAGAAACGGATGTTTGACTCAATCAGAGATGGGTCATAGTCATACATTTCACCAAAGCCAAAACCAAAGTCTCCAACTTGGAGAATGGTTTGATCTTTATTATTACGGGCGATTTTATTTAACTCCTTATATCGCCCGTGTATGTCGCCAACAATTATCATCGTAGTAGAGTAACAGTTTTTCAAACAATGTCAATCATCTTTTCTAAAATCCACCCGCCCCATGTCCTGAAAAACTGCCGATACTCTCTCTTCGCTTTCTATAAAAAGTTGAACAGGAATCCAACAAGGATTTCGGAATTCTTTTTCAGACACTCGCCCCTTTCCAATCATGGTTTCAAGGTCAACGATGAAAGTAATTTCGCCGCCGGGAACATGTTCATCACCCGTGATTTTGGTGGCGGTCAAAATGTTGTCAGAACATATTGTGAACTTGACAACCTGATCGAATGATGCACGATAATGACCTATCCACTCGCCACTGAGTTTAGATAGATTAAAAGTCATAGAAATTTAAGGGGACTCATTCCCCTTTGTGTGTTAGCCGACTCGTGCGATAAGTTCCAGGAAATTGGAGCGGAGCTGATTCCAATCCTTGTTGGAGAGGGTTTCGCCCTTGCGAGTGACGGAGTAAATGCCCTTCTGATTAAGTCCGGCGTTCAGATGGAGCCAACGGAGTGCTTGATTGCGTGTCATGGTTTTATTTATTTGTTGTTGTTGACTGTGGTGAAACTTATCAGATTCTACTTGAATGTCAAGCGGCCATTTTCTCGGCAATCGATTCGACTTTGGCCTGGTCGGAAATTTCCGACAGCTGACGCCAGTAGCGAGGCATTTTCTTGAACACGATGACCATCTGCTTGTCGCTCATCCGGTATCCCTTGAGAATCTGCTTACAGAAGGAGCTGAGGATTTCCGCGTCACATCCGGAGAATCCAACCTTGTTGTGCTCGTGAGTGACACCAGCGGACTGTTCAGAGGCAGTCTGGAACTCGTAGATTTTCAACATTCCCTTGACGGCCCAAGTCGCGCTGGTGGAGAGTTTCGATTTGAAGAGGTTCTTGATTTCGTTCTTTGTCATGGAGTATATTAACATATTGAAATGATTTGTCAAATAAATCGATGGATTATTTTAACAAATCTATATCGTTAACGTTTTTGTGGTGGTGCCGATACCCTACTCTTGACGCCCTTTACGGGTCTGTCTCATCAACGTGTTAATATAACAAATGCCGATGAAATGTCAAATGAATTATGATTTCTTTGGAGTATATCGAAAGACGAAATAGGGATAATAGTCATTCGCTGCTTCCGTTCCAAACTGAAGCCAACAATGTCCGGAGTCATCAACAAACTGATATCCGATGTATGAATCCTTGATAGTTACATCAACGATTGATTTACGGAAGAAAATCAGATTCTTGACATCGGATTCAAGTTCCACGGAACCAAGGTAGGAACGATATCCATCGGCCGGATCTTCGACTGCCTGAAAAATCGTGTTGTTGATCTTGAAACAAGTGTCGCATACTCCGTAAAACTTCACTTTTTTATCAACTAAATCTTGGAATTTGGTAACTTTCACAAAGAAGAATTTACCACTATTTATAGGAATGTCAAGAAGGATGATGGTCAATCGCCAACAGAGGATAACGAAAAGAACCAAGTCGTTGAATGTCACCATCGACAAGAGCCGGCATGCCAAGAGACAATCGCATCTCATTCACTTGAAAAATCTTGCCAGTGTCAACGCCGGCTTTGTAAATCAACATGGAGATGTATTGTTGACTCAAATCAGATTGAAAATACTGTAGCCAAACTTTGATTTCTGGCCATTTCTTTAATTCCCAAAGCACCCAACTTTCGTCACGTTTCGTGGCGTAAAATCCATTATCAGACATAAACTCTATTTGCTCTTTACAGACTTTCGGTTCTGCCGAAAGCATATCATAATAAGGATTTGTGTCAATCTGATTAATCATATCTTACACAATACTCCAACAACCTTCGGTGGTCCATTACTTATATCCAAATCAATTCCTTGGTCAGCGAATAGTTTTTTTAATTCATCCAAGGATCTAACCGGTGACTTTAGAGACTTATTTGGCTTGAATGTCAAGCCTGCATTTACTCCCCTGGCTCTTCTTTCTTCGATGGAGAGTTTTCTTGTTTCCTCGGCTTGACGTTTTTGATTACACTCGAAACACGCCAATACATTTCTCCTTTCGTTTGATTGGTTGTGTAACCATCGACTTGGATTATAACGAGATATCAAATGATCTATCGTCGCCATTAGAGGCTGTGGATTTCCTTTGATTTCCTTTTCATTGGTCAGGAGTGTTACTTCTCCGCACCAATGACATTTGGGATTCTTATTCCAAAGGTGGAGTTTGTGTTTTCTGTGGCTCATTATTAGGAGGAGGTAGAGGTTGAATAAAAACTATTCTTGAAACCAAGACGCGGAACACCGCGATTAGAAAAACAACTGCAACCCATGATTCAATGTTGTATGAAATGTGGAGATTGAACAGATTGTTTAACGACCAACAAATTCCCAATGGAGTGATGATGACTGTCAGCAATGAAAGAATAAGAGTCACAACGTTTCAAGAATCTTTTGGATTTGTTTTTGAAGAACAAGAACATCCGTGATAACCTCAATCACTCCGGCCTTGTCGCCTTTGATGACGATGACGGTTTTGTTATTGAGATATCCTGTTCGGAGAAGAAATCCACAAACGGAATCAATGTCATCGAAACTGTTGTAAACTTCAGCCCGTTTATTCAAAACCAAGAATTTGTGTCTGTTCATATTTTATATTAGTCTATAAAGAGTGATCTGTCAAGGAAAACGTAACCTAAAGAATTTTCTTGGCAAGGAATTCGTTACGATGGTTCTGAACATGTTGTTCGTGAAAACAACAACGCCTGGCTCAACAATCCACGTAGGACTTTCTATATTTGTTTTTGAGGTTAATACATAACCTTGATAATTAGTTGCCCATTTAATTAAAAAAGTGTTGCTGGTATTCACGGAAATCATGAAGTTCGTTTCTATATAATTTATAGGAACCGGAAAAATAGGAATCCACTTGACCGCATCAAGGTCAACCAAGTCTCCCTCGGCAAAAGTAGAGTTATCCCTCGCCGTCCACTTGAATTGAAGTGTGGCACCATCGAGCGGCGGAATCAACAATTTTACATCAGTCCACTTTGACGCGAAGGATGTATTGGTGTAAGGAGAACCATTGATATAAAAAATAACGTTGTTTCCACTCGTCATGGAAGCGCCCCAGCGAAACCTAAGACTGTGTTGCACGGGCATTCCATTCGTCCAGAAATGATTTGTGACGTTGACCCAGAGACTTGAGGATACACCCGGTCCAGGGATTGAGAGTGACGTGAAGGCAGTCTGGCCGCCATCAATCGGGCTGCAACAGCCAAATTGCCACGCACGAGTGGACGACGTGTTTGCATCGGTAATCCAATTCGGACCGAATATCGGGACACCGATGAAACGAGGTTCATTCAGCGGCGGCATCGGAGGAGAAGCCGATATCTGAAGAACATAAAAACACAACCACGCTGCGATTTGAATTTTCATTTTATTTTTTTAAGACTTGATACAGGAGTTTTTTCAGATCATCGTCTGCGAGTGGCTTGTTGTCAAGCAACTTGAAACAGAAAGAACCGCGATTCGTTTCGCCATAAGCAGAAAGAATCTTCTGAGCTTGGTCACGACGAGTTGACATGGAACGAACTTCATTAACAAATTCGGTCATGTGCGCCACAATCTTGTTGACTTCTTTGTAACCGTCACAGATACGGCTCATGTCACCTTGAATCTGATTTGCCAATTCAAAGTCGAATTGTTTCGCAACGTGAGTATAAAAAGTCTGATAGTCAGGACGATTCATGGTGAACCAAACGTCAATCACTTTGTCGAAAGAAGCCAATTCCGACTTCATGTGATGAAGAGCGAGATACCATGCCGATTTGACTTTGTGCAAGGCCTGGCCCTCTTTGGAATAGATAACCACGCCCTCTTTACCCTTCCAGTTGTCAATGTCTCGCAGGTCATCAATGGAGCCGAAAGTATAAGTTTCAGGCCGCTTGATGCCAAAATCCTTCGCGACGTTATCTAATTCAATTTGAAGCCAAAGAGAGTAGTCTTTGTGTTCAACACCACCAACCAAACGCCACTCAGGCGTATCGCCATAATTCAAAACAATCCTCTGAAGCGGAGAAGTCCATTCAAACAAATAGGAATAATCCCAAGTTTCAGTAGAGTCGTTCGCCGCTAACTTTGGCAAAATAGTTGATTTGAATATCTGCAATTCATGTCCATTGTTAAGTGTGGATGCATCCGTAGTTCCACGGGTTCGGAGAACAAATTCTCCTTTGTATTTCGAGACAATGAGAAGGGATCCGTCAAGCTTTTCAGTGATGACACAATCACGAATATTGGTAGGAACAGGAAAGTGTTCAGGGTTCTCGCCCCAGTTCACAAACTTTGGAAAGCCAGCAGAAATCAATTCGCCTTCGGAATTCCATACAGAAGAACGAAAGTGTTTGTTGGACTGTGTCCACTTACATCCTATATGTTGAGGCTGAACCAAATAGACGGCCTCTCCACACAGAATATGTTCGTGGACCATGAACTGTGTTTCATCTATTTCTTTTAGATTTATTTTCATTTACCAACGAACAATACCGTAAAAAAGTCTTTGTGTCAAGGTCATTCTTCATAATGTTTATATCCTTATGAAGCCATTGAACATTTCCCTTGACATATCCTTTGTTTGAATTTATTCTATCGAGTGAAGCGGTTCGTTTGTTGGTTTTTTTACATTTATTTTCCATCCCTGTTCCTTCAAAACCAATTTCGAGTCCGGTCAATGCACATTTACGATTTTGTTTGAGGAAAATATTCCAAAGATATTTAATCGTGATGTTAAATTCTTTTCTCTTTCGATTGAATTTTCCTCCGCCTTTTGCTCCTCTTCGGATGATGCTAAATACATCCATAGGTATCTCACCATACCCTTTGAAGAATGGCGAATCCTTTCCTCTACGTTTTCTTTTATCAATCACCATTATTGAATCTTACCATTTTTAATGAGATTGGCGAATTGTTAGTCGTTGAGTCTAACTAACTTGAACACCATCCACCGATTATCCACCACTTCGCTCCGTCGAATTGACACGAGACGGCGATGCCGTGATTCCACTTCTTATGGTTAGTTTCGATGTAATCGTATGCACCTTTAGCGGTTGGAAAATTCAAATCGTGCCATTTAGCAATCTGCGTTCCCAACATTCCGATTTCTCCGGAATACGAATTACCACTCTCGAATCGACTTTGTTCCACACACTCAGCCCAATTTGACTCAATGACTTTCCTTGTCTGAGAATCAGGAAATCTAAGAAATGATGTTGAAGCACCCATATTGTTAGTGGATAATACCATTTCTAATGAGATTGGCAAATGTGGAATCGACATTTTCGACTGCCCACTTCGCGTCGGCCAGGCCGATACAGGAACTCATCGTGTTCTGACCATGATAGTTCAACGAAGCGACCTGCGGCGCCAACTCACGAAAACGTTTAATGGCGGAGATTTTCTGAGTGGTTCCGTAAAGAGGAAACTCCTTCAACACCTGGCGGAGAGCGATAGCGAGGGGATGAACATCGGTGTTAATGTTAACGACGAGAATTTCATCCTTCGGAAGATTGAGAGCCTTACGAATCAGTTCGGTCGCTTCGGAGAGTGTCAGAGTTAATTTCATTGTGGTAGTTTACTTTATTTTTTATATTTGTCAAATAAAATCTAGTGTGGTTTTTAAGAGTTGAGCGCTCAACTCTCACGGGGACCCACCAACCGTTCTGAACTTGGAATGATATCGCCACAGAGGCTATCAACTAAAGTAGGCAGTGCAGACTCAGAGAGGTTCTTGAGTGGTCCGTTCTTGGTTCCTAGCTAGAAAACCTAGAAAAGTGAACATCGAAGATGAACATCGTGACTGTCAGTTACGCTTTGTAGTGAGGTAAGCATGGATGACTCACAAACTTCGTCAAATTGTCAAAAGAACATGTCAACTATAACAGACTTTTTATATCTGTCAAGGAATTTCTTAAATTACGCCCATCACCAACAACCAAGACGGAGAACCATCAGGACCATAACCATCTGGCTCAGTGCGATGACCGGTCGGAGTCTTCGCCTCGGCATCCATAGAATACCTTTCCAGTGTTCTGAGACTCGGCATCTTGCCGATACCAGTAACAACCTTGTGTGCGTCGGCCAGGCGAATCCTGAGAAGCCTGTCGCCATGTTTGAGGAACAGCCGAGTCGGAACAGTTTCAGAGAAATGAACTTCAATCTGTGTTCCCTGAGGAATGGTGACAGGAGGCTTTCCATCCACCGGCGTCTTCGTGTTCCAGTTCAGTTCACGCTTGGTCGTAACACGAAGGGAAGGAGAGAGTTTCAGTTCCGATTGTTTTTCGTTCATACGAGAATATACCAAAAAATCAAAGATTGTCAAGCATCTCTTGCATCTGTTTTCTCAAGCCTTGTCTCGCTGTCCTGCCGTCAAGTGATGGCATCGAAAGGTAGGATTCGAGCACCGTTACAATATCGCTCAAATTATCTATTTTGTCAAGATTACCTTCAATAATTTCTTTCTTGATTTCTTCTTGACTTTTCATAAAAATGGTACCCGTGGTAGGACTCGAACCTACAAGCCTTTCGACAATCGATCTTAAGTCGATCGCGTCTGCCATTCCGCCACACGGGCAAATTTGTTAATACCGCTCAACGTCGCCCGTACGGCCACCGTTTGGCAAGTTTTCCCATCCCTTTTCGGATGGTTCATCGTTATGACGAGGCTTGTCGCCTTTGAATTTGTTCGGTTTGTTCTTGACAAACCTTTTGTATTTATCTTTGTTTTCTTTATATGTTTTACCCATAAAATTGTTAGAATTTGCCGAGATAATAGACTGCAAGTTTATATTTGTCAAGTAAATTCCCCGGCTTCAGGTCACTCGAATTATGCTTAAGGTCGGCCAGTTTAACACGTCGAGAAAATTCCGTCTCGTAAACTCTTGACAAATACACCAAGATATCCTCGTCTTTATTCTTGGTGAGTCTCTTGACAGCATCGGAGACAATGGAAGCGTTGTTCACTGAAAGACCAACGCCGAATAGAAAGGCGTCAAGTTCAGCCAATGTAACAGTCGTGTCTTCAATAACATCGTGGAGATATCCAACCATCATGAGGAGTTTCCTTGAATCAACATCCCACTGTGGAACAGAATCAAAGGCAATCTGTGCAACCTCAATCGGATGAGTGATATAGAGACGAACGGGGTTGGTGTTCTTACGAAAACGATTCTCGGGCTTTTGGGCACGAAGCCAATGTGCATCCGTTGCGAATGCCAAGACTCGGGCAACCATTTCGTCACTCACCATTGTATCAGCTTGCATAACTTAATCTAACATTCCCTTCATAAATGTCAAGCAGCTGTCTGAACAACATTGCAGTATTCGTAACCTTCGGAGATTGTGATGTAAATCTCCTGACCATGCTCAAGACCATCACACTGGTCATAAGGAATGGCAAAGAATCCACCACCACGAAGTTCGGCCCAAAATCTATCGTTCCAGCTGTCGTATTTTACGATGGCGATGAGTTTCATTGTGGTTATTATATTCCACGTCATGTGGATTGGCAACTTTAATCATTCCATTTGGACCAGTTTCCCTGCGGCCGGCGATATCCAGCACCTTTGTCCGGACGAATGACCCGAGTCGGAAGGTGGATCGACCGGCGAATACCATTGATAAGTTCGAGCTGTGTCATCCCTTCGAGTTGCTGTTTCTGAGAGACGCCGCTGATTTGTTTCATGTTCTTCATACCGATAATTATATCAAATTGCCGGAGATTGTCAAGAAAAACATAGCTATTCTAAAAAATTATAGCCGGGAGCTTTTCCAGTTACTAGCAATACTCACTGGTGATGTGATTGCATCGGTCTTTAGGACCGTCGGCCTCTATGGACCGCACATCTGCTCCCGGCTTTCAATAAAACACGATTTCACGGAGCCTACGCTCAGTTGTTCCGGCTACTTCATTCTAAACAGGAGTCGAACCTGTATCGAGGGGCTTCCGGGCTCCCCATGTTTCCGTTACATCATTAGAACCATTCACCGTCTATGTGACCCTCAACCGGGTTTTGTCAGTCTTTCGACTGAGATTCAATTTACAACATTCCTATAGAATGTCAAGCGCCTGCAACCACTTTCTTTGGGCGGCCTCGGCGCTTCGTCACGATACCGTTGGCTGCGTCATCGGCAGTCTGAACGGCTTTGACTTCATCCTCCTTGAGCAATCGTTCAAACATGGAGCCAGCAGCCTTTAATGCGGCTTCAGGCTCACCACCGATGGCCCATGCCGTCTTTCCAAACATGTTCGAGCCAGGATACTGTTCGTAGGTCTGATCCACAGTCAGGTTTCCAGGCAACGGCGTTCCCTTCAACACAGTCTTGAATCGGAACACTTCGTAACCGCGAATCATGTGCGGTGTCTTTTCCTTGGAAACGGAATAGATTGCCACGTTTCCCTTACGTTTGACTTGGTGAAGGAGGATGGCATCGGATGCACCGAAACCGTCTCCGGTCCAAATCTTGTCAACTTCCAACAATTTGATTTCGTCGTTCATAGTGAGTTACTTTAACATTTCCTTGGTGAATGTCAAGCGATTACTTCAAAAGAATCATGTTGAACACCAAAGGCAACCGAACCGTCGCCAAATTGGATATCCACAAACACGTCGCCCTTCTCTTCACGGTCGGAGATGATTTCAGCATCCACCCTTTCACCAGCCTTGAAGGTTTCGGTTTCAACGCCCGTAATGTTATCGGTTTTCTCGTCGAAATCCGTCACGACTTCCAGTTGAGTATCAAATTTGAATTTAATCATGGTGGAATATACTAAGTATTTGTCTTGTTGTCAAACTTTTTCTATAATAATCGACGATTTTCTAATCGGGAATTACAGGTCGCGTAACTGCCTACCCCTTTGTTCGGTTCGTGATGAAAGGTATCACAGAATTTTTATAGTGTCAAGGAGTTTGTTTAACAAATCTCACTCCATCGTCAACATAATCGTATGCCGGAGCGTAGTCTTTTGTTGCCAAATCGTGGGCATATTCAGGCGCCAGGTCAACATCTTGGATATACATCAGACCACAATTTTCAACCTGTTCATGGGTGATGAATGGCAATCTTTGTCTGAACAAAGCATCCAATTCTGTGCTGACAAAACCGCCTGGGTCTAAATCATTCATTCAGAGTAAAGGCGGAAGTGTTTGTCAAGAACTTTCTCGTCAACTTCGTTTCTGCTTTTTATGCCTAACGTTATGCTTTGCCCCCAACATCCCCAACCCATTTTGTCTCCCTTGAGGCATCGTGGAGTGCACTCACCGGCGGCAACAACTTTCTTGCCTTGAAATTCCACAAGGAATCTCACAACATCGGAGTGGTTGAGAATGGCATTGAATATGATTGGCAACTCCAATCCCATTTCTTCAACAATGACGTATTTAGGATTTTCCATTTGACGACGATACTCCTTTTTATAGAAATGTCAAGTGTTTAGTCTTTCGACTTGGAACTGACGCTGCTGCTCCTGAAGAGCAATCCACAGAGAATCAGGATTCCCCAGGCATGCCAGATGGAAGTGAGGGGCGAGATGCCGGCAACGGTTCCAACGAGACAGCCGTTCCAGAGAAGGAGAACAGGCCACGAGAAGAGAAGTCCAAGGAGGACCACTATGCCAATGGCGAGGATGATACCACCGAGGATTGTTGCGAGTATTTTCATTTTTGATTTTGTTTTTTAGTTTAAGTAACGTGAGACTGTAACACTTTTTATCATCTTGGCAAGCGTGGAGTGGTTCCCGTCAACTCCATGTGCAGTTCAACACGGTGAAGCTTCCGAATCATTCGCTGATGGGCATCGGCCAGAATGTCTGCCATTTGTTCGGCCGTCAATCGTTCCTTGTTGTATGACAGAACCTCCAACAGACTCGAATACTTCGCCAACGCTGCGCCAACGGGAATGTAATCGAATTCGGCATCCGCCTGAAAGTCACCGACTGCTTCAATCACGTTGAGGTTCAACGGATCCCACGGGTCTTTGGGAAGATCGTGTTGTGCGTCAATTTCGGAATCTTGCATATTAAAGTTTAACACATTTTATCTTTGTGTCAAGAGAAATTGGTTGGCCCGGCCGGCACTCGTCCCGGCTTTCTATCGATTATGAGTCGATTGCTTATACAAAGATTTAAGCTTCGGGCCAATTATTACGGAAATTCCGTGATGATGAAGTCTTCATTGAACTTCAATCCGTCGAGAACAACCGTGCCATTTGGCAGAAAATTACTCTGTTCCGCTACGGCTTCCACTTCTTCGCCTGTGGAAAAGAAGTCTTCGATCCATTCATCGAAGGAGCAACAACCGTCGCCACAGCAGCGAGAATCCTTGATTTTCGCCGTTGAACTTTTAAGAAATTTGACTTTCATCGACAGAATTATATCAGAAAACCATCGGTTGTCAATTCTTTTTTCCTTCGTATCCTTCGATGAAGGATGCCACGACATTGCGTGTGATATACAAAACCGAGAAGAAGAGGGAACTGATTCTCAAGGCAATGTCAGATTTTGTTTCTGGTATTAACATGAAAATATTCATCACCATGATAAAAACGAATATCCAACAAAAGCCGGTGAGTGTCTTGCGAACATAGATGATTCCGTTTAGGGTGTTTTGATTCATGAAGTTATTATACCTTATTCAGCGTTGTTGTCAACAACTTTTTTCGGCCGGCCACGTTTCTTTGCCGGAGCCGCCGGCTGTTCAGGCTGATTTGCTTCCGCCTCTTCCGAAACCTCGCCCTGCGCCACGGCCGATTGCGAAACCGATTCAAAGACTTTCTCCGACATTACCACGCTGTTTGCCAAATCAAACAGCCGAACTGCGGTGTAGCCTGTCCAATTGGCGTTGAACTTGGATTCAGTCTGTTCGATGACGTATTGGTAACGGCTCAACATGATTGGTTCGTCGTAGTCACGGGACATTCCTTCCCATTTTCCATTAGAAAGTTTCTGACGTTGAAGCTCGATGTAAGGCGTGTTAGACATGAGATATTATATACTATCCGGAGATAATGGCAAATTATTCCTCAACGTCATTCATGGAGTCATCCGAAAACTTGGTGGATGTTCCTTCAGGCAAATGGCCCATTCCGATTAACTGGTGTTCGATTTCCTGCAAGGCGTAACGTTGCTGGTCATCCATTTCATCAGCGAAAAGGGCAGCGTCTTCGATGTCATCATGATTCAGATCATCATGAATATCATCGGCACTAAGGTCGAGATCATGAGCATCCAAAACCTGTTGGATGTCTTCGGCGGTTGTTTCCCATGCGGTGCTCATATTGTTGTGGACTATACCTTAGTTGAAACGTTTGGCAAATTAATTGAAAACAACGAAAGCAACAACCTGAGAACTGTTAATCGCGATTGTTGCTGTGGCGCTTTCACTTGATTTATCCACGAAGACGTTGAATTTAAAATTGCTCTGATAGAATGCACTCATGGTCTTGTTTTGTAGACCAGTGGCATCCGTATTGGAAATGAAGATGTTGACGGGATTAGACTTTCCCTTGAAATAAATCGTGACAGCTCTGTTCATAATATTAGGCAGCGATAAGTTGTTTCACTTCGGCCGGCATTTCGTTGCCGTCGTCAACCCAGACGCGCCTGGCAACCATCTTGATTTCGTGGATGTAACTGTCACCCATTTCAAAGGTTCCATAGGTGGCGTCACTCTTGGCGGCCACGAACCATCGGGCGAATTGATTGCCGGCTTCATCTTCGGGAGACTGATACTTTTTCAGAACGAGATAGGTGATCGTTCCAAGGTCGCCAGCATCGCCAGTCCAAACTTCGTAGGGACGTTCCATCTTTCTAGTTTTTCCACAGAGGTTTTTATTCATGGGATAGTTTACTTGAAAATTAAGATTTGGCAAATGATTCGTTGCTCTGTCCAATGGCCTCGTGAGGGTCGAAGTTCCTATGTTCTACCTCAATGGATTTCTCCGGAATGGTGAACGTTACCCAAAGGTAAGAATCCTTGTCAGAACCAGACTTGGCTCCTCCTACAAAGGAATGGTGATGATTGCCATGGCCGGTGATTTTAACGTTTGGAATTTTGGTCTTAACAAGATCCACGAGCTTGTCGGCATTCGATGTAATGCCCCAGAAATAACTTTTCCATAACTTGAACTGACCTTTGTATTTGCTAACGTGCTGAGTGTCGCCCAACAGTTCCCCGACTTGCTTGGTTGTCATGGTAGAGATTACAGTAGAATTAAAAGATTGTCAACTCACATTCAAAAATTTCAAAGTGAACAGGATTGAACATCATCGGCCAGCACGGATGTTCACGGCTGGCGTTGTACCACTCTGAATTATCATTCAGTGTCAGATTAGCCTCCGACCGGCTATTCACCAGCCAGATCGGATCGTTGTCAGCCGTCATCTCCAACCGGCAGCCAACGGAGTTACAAAACTCACCACCCTCATTGGAGAAGATTGAGTAACCCATCGGAGCTTTCGTTCCAGCATTTCGGATACCAAACATTTTCATTTTCATGATGGAAGATACAATGTTTTAACAAATTGGCAAGAAAAAAGTTGTGTCACGATCCTTACCGTCCAGGGGAGGCTTTCGCCATTCCTTCGGGAATTGAACCCGATTTATCACACAAAATCATTCTAAGACTCAATCTGTCAACCTTCAGGCCTCAACTGAGGCGAGAATCTTGTCGATGGTGACCCGAGCCAGATTGTCCAGCTTGCCGGAACGAGCAACTGCGCCGGCGACCTGACGAGCAACCTTGTCGGCTGTCTCACGTCCGCCCGGCAGAGTCGTCCGATAGTGGAACGTGGTTCCATTCTCCAACGAGACGACGAAGTTCCACTTTCCAGCGAAGGTGTAGGCGACATTCTTGAACTGATAGAGTCTGTTTTTCATAGTGATGGAGTTTACTTTATTATTGTTTGTTTGTCAAATTAAAACTGGTCAGCCAGTTCGGTCGCCGGACGAACCTCGAATTCGGTTACCAGTTCGACACGATAGGTGCAACCGGTTCCGTGAATGTCACTCTCGAATGCCAGAGACTTGCTGACAGACGAAGGGTAACAGTAATGAACCTCAGTCACATTGTTGAACACCAGAACCTCGCCATTGACCATCGTGGCTTTGACGGTCATGCCGAAATTTTTGGTTTCGACTTTAACATCCATGTTGATGACAACCGTTTGCCACATCTTGGCAAGTTCGGTGAATCCACGGCAAGTCGAACGACCAGCCCTGTTCCAGAATTCGATGAAGGAAATCGGCCGTGCCCAATCGACGGTGAAATTCTGACGATCCCAACCATCAGGGTCGATAATGTCAACGTGAGCCAGACTGCACCATTCAGAAGGAGTTTTTGTCATGGAGTATTTTATCACAAATAACATCCGTGTCAAATAAAATCTTTCGACTTGACAATCAATTGGAATAGTATAAACTCCGTGTACATGATTCATAAAATCGACTATTTTGAGATTCAATCCAAAGAACAACGTGAAGCCCATGAATCGAAGTGGGGGAAGTCCAACGATGCTCCTCCCGGTTTCACCGAAATCACTGCTGAGGAATTCGCTCAGAGTGGATTCTTTACGTGGTGTAAGCTCGGTATTGAATTCCGACAAATTTGTAACTTTGGCGAGTCGAAACTTCTGAAACAGCCAAAGAATCGTGAAATGCTCTCCATCACGTTGTTCTACATGAATCATGGCGACAACTACGGAATGGCCCACGACTATTGGGACAAGAAGGTTCGTTACTTCAAGTTCACAACCTGTTACCACAATTATGTCGAGGTTGGCAACCAAGGAATGAGGAGCTGTTATAATGTCTGTAAATGTAACAAGTGTGGTGACGTTTGGGAATACGATTCTTCCGGATAGGATTTGCCATTTGTTCAAACAATGATAATATATCGGTATGAATAACGAATCAATTCCGACAGTCAATGTTCCATACCCCGTTGAGAAAGGTTCCATCGTCCGTTACAAGGATGGATGGATGGAAGTCAAGGCCAAGTTCAAGACTCATGTGAACCTCGGCCACATTTTCCACTCAAAGACTACCATCAAGAAAGTTCCCTTGAACGAAGTCTATGAGGATCGTGGCGAATGGTATGAGAACTGGTCCAAGAGCGAAACCTACCAGTCGATGTAAACAACAGGGGCAAGGATGCCCCTGACTTCTTTATGAACAAACCACTAAAGACCGTAGCTGATTGGAAAGCCTTCCTGACATCGATGCCTGATGAAGCACAAATCCTTTTTGATACACATCCTCTTAATCATGGAAGCTTCGAGTTTGCAACTCCGGATTATGATTCGGATGGTGTCGTAGCTTTTCTCTTGACAAAATACGGAGAATAAGATATAATAACTTCATGAACGACATCTTCATCGAAACCGCCCTCACCAAGTATCCGAAAGCCAAACGCGTCGCTGTTGAAAACTTCACCAGCGGCACAGACGAAATGGACATGGCGACCAGAATGAACCTCGACGCCGACACTCGGGCTTACAGCTGGAACACTCACACCGTCAATGCCATCCTCTGGGTCATCGGAAAGAAAGCGATGGCACTCGCCAAAGCGGCGGTGGTGTAATAGTGTAAACCACAATGCACGAATTTGGCAAATACACAGACATGGTGATCATAGTGATCTTCGTGTTATTTGCTATATTAATTTTCGTCTTTGGTTTGCCAAATTAACCTGCTGGTGTATAATAACGTCATGATATTAGCCGACTACTTCAGTCTCGCCACAAGTATCCTCGCCATAGTCGGAGGCATCTTGGGATTCGCGTGGTCTAGTTACAATCTTTGGTGTTTGAGAAAGAAATGAACATGCATGTTAAAACGCCGGACGATTGGGCCAGGGAGTTTAAACTCCACCACTGCATTGGCAAGAAAAGCTTTGCCAAACAAATCTTGAGGATTCAACTTAATGTTGTGGAGTCTATCGGCACGGCAGAGACAACTTTTAAGAAAATCAAATCAGCTCTTGACAAACTCTCCTAATAAAGTATAATAACACAATGAATATTGAAAAGAAAGTTTCACTTCAACTCGTCGGACTAGACGACAATGCCTTCTCCCTCATGGATGCCTTTCAGAATCAAGCTCGTAGAGAGGGATGGACGAGGGAAGAAATCAAGTTTGTTCTTGATGACGCCATGAGCGGAGATTACAATCACCTCGTCGCAACACTGGCTCAACACTGTGAGTCACCCGAAGTGGTGGACGACGAGCCCGACGACGAGCGCATGGCCGAGTTTGACGACTACCTCCAGATTCCCGACGACGCCGACAGAAACTAACTCTTGCCAATTAACTTGTCAAATAGTATAATAACACCATGAAGAAAATCAAAGAAATCGGTGGATACACAACCATCGAAACCGTCATCACCGCTGTTCTCTTTCTGATTGTTGCAGCGTTCGTCGGAGTCATCTACGTCGGCCTCCATTTCATCGCCAAACTCTGGTAACACCATACCGAGCACCGAATTGATTTGACAATCGAATCGAATAAGGTATAATAACGTCATGAACGAACAAGACATCATCAACCGTCTCGCCTCTATTGAGTGTGCTCTCTCACCTGAAAACCTCTGCTGCGACGGAGAACTGCCTCGCAGTGAAGTCAATCGACGCTTCCGAAAGCTGAACACCGAAAAGGTCAAGCTGGAGAAACAGCTCGGCCGAGTCCCTTCCTTCAAAGAACTTTACAAGATTGTTGACTGAAATCGTTTGACAATCAACTAGAATAAAGTATAATAAAGGTATGAATTACAATTACGGTTCGATGGCCATCCTCGGAATCGGAAAGGTCAACCTCAACACCGCCGGTAACTCCATGTTCGGAAAAATCTGGGATTGCTGGAGTGGATCCAACAAGGAAACCAACATCGTCGTTCGACACATTTGGAATTCAAAGAAGATGATGGTGGTTCACACCAGCGCTCATCCTGATAACGTCGTGAAGGATTACACCACAACACGCCAATTGGAATTCCACCACGATCAGTCGTGCCGGCGAATCGAAGGCGTCTGGCAAGTCATCGGCGTCGTTCCTCACACCATCGAGGGATTGACAAAGATAAAGGAAATCACCGGCGTCAACACAATCAGCTTCTACACCTTCAAGTAACTCTTGACAATCCGCTTGTCAAATAGTATAATATCTCACGATGAAAATCCATTGGCGTGACATCTCAACTGCACCAAAAACGGCTGAAATCCTAGTATCGTGGGGGAGCAAGGCTTCGGGACACATGGGATACAGTCTCGCAAAGTGGAGATTCGGAAAATGGGTGGATCACAACGCACAATCAATCGAAGCCGACGGATACTACATCGTCGCATGGATGGCGCTACCGAATCCGCCGCTCTGATGGAGGACATCCTGAAAACCAGTGCGTTCCCATTGATTAATTAATCACCGCAGAATTAGCGTCGAATAACCTTGCCATTCACCGCAAATAAAGTATAATAAGTCATGAGAAAAAATAACCCGTTAGTCCATCGTCTCAGCTTCAAGGCCGTTATCAACGTCAAAGACACCGAAGTTGCCAAGGAGCTTCTCCGGAAGCTCATCGACCTGGGCTTCACATTCGAGGCCGACACAGCCTACGTCACAACCTCGTGCACGAACG